TTGTGGTCATTTCGGTGATAGGTGTTTTGTAAGGCTCACCTAAAGTATTAAGCCCGTTGATTGCCTCCCATTGAGCCAGTGTAAGCCCGTAAGCAAATAACGTTAGCCGCTTGGCTTTCTTGCCCCCGCCATAATCGAAAGTATATTCCTGATTGTAAGTAAAAGGATAACACTCGTCACCGCCAAGGCTGTTTTTCCATTGTAATAAAATAGTGTTTGAAAGTTCATCAAGTATGTTGATTATTTTTGTCTCAGAAACCTGATCAATCATTGGAGATGTCATAACATTATCGCTAATTATTGCATCCGCAGCCGCAACGAAAAGACCATTACCATAACATATAGTTGAAAAATCACGTGCCGAAGTAGTCGCCATTGTCCAATTAATACCGTTTTTTGAATAAATCGCCCTATTTGCGCCTGAACCAGCAACAGCAACAAAATAGTTATTACCAAATGTAACTGCTTTTAATCCTACATTTGGAGTTGTTCTCAAAGTCCAGGTGATTCCATCTGGTGAGGTCATGACCTGATCAGTAAGTATTCCAGAATCTGCAACGGCCACAAATAAGCTATTGCCAAAAGTAACGCCCAACCATCCATAATCCCCCGCACTTGTTCTTATCGTCCAAGTAATACCATCGGGTGAAGTCATAACCCTATTTCCTGTTCCAGAGTTTGAAGTTGCCACAAATAAACCGTTGCCGTATGTGACTGCTCTCCAGTTGTTATCTGCTGCACTTGTTCTCAAAGTCCAAGTAATACCATCCGAAGATGTCATTACTCTATTGCCAGTGCCAGAGTTACCAACGGCAACAAACAGACCGTTACCAAAAGTAACTGCCTGCCAAGCTATGCCTCCTGGAGTTGTTCTAGTTGTCCAAGTAATACCGTCTGGAGATGTCATGACAGCAGAACCAGTTCCTGAACCAGATACAGCCACAAATAACCCATTGCCAAAGCATAGCCCTGAATAAATATTTGGCGATCCTACGGTCGTTCTAAATGTCCACGTAATACCATCAGTCGATGTAATGGCCCCATTTGCTCCGGCCGTATTATTAGAAACGATAACATAAACTCCGTTACCAAAAGCAGATGATGCCCATCCATTTGTTCCAGCGCTCCTATTTGTAAACGTGAAGTCTTGATGTTCAAGCCTAATTTTTAATTGATCTATATCACCGCTTTCAATTATCTTTAGCCTATCAATTTTTTCACTATCTGTTATTGGGGTGTTTGTTGTGGATTGAAGACTTCCTGATTTATATGACTCTTTCCTTAAATTTTTAAATGTTGATAGAAAGGATAATGTTATTGGGTAATTCTTAATTGACGTTAATATTACGGACTCAGTTAAGAATTTAAAGACAGAATTATTAGACTCATTTATGTTATTTGATGTAAATGATGGCGTGGAAAAATCATTAATCACTCCTATCTGCAAGCCTCCACAAATAGCATACCTTAGATTCGCAACATCATCAATCAAAGCCGGAGAACTTCCACTCCAGTACTGATTGTACTTGATGTAATATTTTATCCAATTACCATCTAAGTAAACAGTATCACCACTAGTCAAATCAGAGTTGTTATCCAGACTCATGTTAGACTTTAGTATTGCCTCCACACGAACCGAAAGCAACCCCGCAGAATTAGGATAACACTTCTGTGATCCTATCTTTAGACCCGTTGTGCTGTTCCAAATCTCAACAAGCAAATAGTATCCCGCATTGGCATGATCGGTAGTGGTCATCTTGTAGATGATCGGCCCTGATGTTCCCGCCCATGTTGCTGGCCTACTGTTTACCGTTAAGCTCATTTTACGTCAATTCTTTTTCTTACCTCTTTACCCATAGAATAGCCTACAAAGAATGACAAGGTATTTAATCCTACATCTTTGGGACTAATTTTAAACCTTGCAAATTTGTTAGCTTCGTAAACTTTCCTTTCCTCTTTAGTCAGATTAATCTTTGCACTACAGGAACTAAAAAGCAAACAAACCACCACCATCTTAGCAGCGTTATGTATTATAGTCCTGATATTTATAGCCTGATTTCTTGCTATGCTCTTTAACAGGTCAGGCTTATTCTTTTCGATAGCCCCTACGAAATCAATACCCGGCTTCTCTCCTTTGAAAATCATTGTGCCTTCACTTGCTATCTTTGAAGCAATCGCGAAAGCAAGACTCTGATAGTTCAACTTAATGAACCTACCCTTGGCGTTTCTTTCCGGTGGCCTTAGTCCTGCATTCCTTAACCATTCTTCTATCTTATCCGTAGGGGGCATCTTGCCAGGGCCACGACCGAAAACCAAGTACTTCAAATGAGACGCCCCGTATAGAACGCCCCGATCTTCGCTTACCTCATGCTTAAATGTCTGGGGCATCTTCTGATTTTTAGACGAGGCATCATCCTTTAGGTAGGCTTCTACCTTATCAAAATACTCTTTAAAGGCTTGTGCGTTTGTCATTAGTAAACCTGTTCGAGTACGTGAATGTCTGCGTTATACGATACACCGAATAGTCCAGAGGCCAAGAAAGCATACTCAGGTTGAATCGAAATATTAACGGGTGTTTCCTCCTGATCTATAATATTGCAATCCAATAGATTCCTAAAAAAGTCTTTTGCGTACTTCCTCATCGGCTGTAAATAAGTCTCCTCTACCTTTCGGCTTCTAAAATCATTAGTTTCTTGTGGAATCCGTGTGAATATCCAACCCTGCAATGGCATCAATGTCTTTATCCGTCCGTTAAGAAATACCATCTTAGAGCCGAATGGAAGTAGTAAATGAGCAGGGTAGTCATTAAAGTTGAAAGAGTCGATAAAGGCATTGAACTCGTCCAGCTTGGCGAACTTCATTGATCCCGTCTTTAGTCCGGCCTGAACGTGCGCCCACTCAACACAAGATAAGAGGGTCTTTCGTGATACATCGTCTAGTCTTTCCTGTAACTCTGTCATTCCTGTATGTTTCGCCAAATTTCATTAAATCTCTCCTGATATTCCCGCTCCTCTTTCAACTCCCAAAGTACCTGTATAACAGTATCAAAACTTTCATCCTCCTCTACCTTGCTAGGACTCATTCCGAACTCCTTAGCAAACTGAACTATCAGCGATTGATAATTAAACCTTTGTAGCCTGTTCGCTTTAGCCAGTACCGCAACACTTTCTTTAGTATTATAGTGAGGTTGCTTTTTATCCGCCTCCAAACACTTTGACGCCCATTTGAATTTTTCTTCACATGATTTAACAAAAAAAAACCAACGCTGAATATTTCTGTAATGGGCAGTTCCTCAAAGACAGCCTCCCACTTCTTTATAGATTCATAGTTTAACTTTGAGCCGTCAAGTAAAGGCTGAAGGTAAACAGCAGCAGCAAAGCAGATATTTTGCTCTGGAAATCTTGAACTATCAATAGCCTGTTTGACTAACGTAGTCTGACCAATAGGAAGCCTTCCTATGTCGCTCGGTATTTCTACCGTCTTGCCTAAGTAGGTAAAGGACTTTATTACCTCAAATCGTGGCTCTGTCTCCACGACCCACCGGGTAAGCTCTTCCACCGCAATCTCATTCTCAGGGGTACGCTCTAACCTATCAAAGTTGCAATCGTTGAGGATGCAGAACAGTTTGAAGTAGTCGCGCTCTAAGATGGGTTTTTCTAAATCCCAATCTTTATAAATACGTTGGAATATACGGGCTTTTAGTTCCTCAAACGATTGAGGGGTGTTGGCCTTGGCTCCATTTAATTGAAGGGCTACCATAACCCATAACCAATGTTAAAGGCTTTCACGATCAAGTTAATCGCAATACCGACTAACCACGAGGCGGGAACAAGTACAATGCAAATCAGAACCATCATCACAAAGAATTGTAATGCGTTCTGGATAAATTCTAAAAATAGCTTTTTCATGTGGGTTTGGTTTTAAATTCCTAATTGATTTTCAAATTCAGGGTCATTTTGTGGATAGCAGAATATCCAATCCGATAGATTGGTTACATAGCCCTCCCAGTTCGCGTACATAAATCCGTAAAAAGTATTCTCCTGCCTGTCAATGTTTCCGGCCATAGATGAGAATACATTGTAAGCTGATACATATCTTTCCCATCCTCCTACGTGTTCGGATTTATCTACCGTGTTACGCATCACGCCAGAGTTAGTAACCTTGTCCTCATTCTCCTTCAGCCACTTTGCGTAGATGTACGACTTCAATAATTCAATAAGGCCAAGGAACTCATAATCCGTTGAGTTGTAAGAATAAACCTTACCATCTCTTAGATCGACCCACTTTTGCTCCGGAGTTGGGGCACCGATTCCTGCTACGAATAAGTTGTAAAGGGTTGTTCCAAAAATTGCCCTTAATAGTTTTGCTTCGTGGTAATCAATGAATGCCTGTAAGTCCTTCGTTTCCTCAATATTCGGAATGCGATAAGGTCGATCTAAGAAATGTTCGGTTGTAATCATATTAATGAGCCATTAGAACGGCTGTCATGGTAGCTACCATCGTACCGGAGCCAGTGTAAGAAACCCTCCAATAGTTGTAGGCGTTCTTATCAAGCTGCCAGATAAACGTTTGAGTAGCTACGTCAGTTGCTGTATAGGTATTCACGGCTGTGGATACTCCGTTAGGCAACAAAGCCGCTTTGTAAGTAACGTTGTCGAGGCTTCCTTGAAGTGTCAACGTTCCTGCAACTGTTCCCGAAGTCTTAGTGACTGTAACCTGTACGGTAACGGTGTTCTTATGACCTCTAACCTGAGCGGTAAGAATACCTGTACCTGTATTGGTGATTGTCTCCGTAGCACTCGCGGAGGCGTTCTTCATAGTGACATCCTGAGCGAATACGCTAACCCCTAGGACCAACGTAAACAAAAGTGTAATAAATTTTTTCATTTGTTTTAAAGTAGGGGGTTATTAGCCCCCCTGTTTTTTAGTTCCTGTATGCTTTAGCTGAAAAACTTGCCGACATCGTACCCGTGCCAGTCCACGAAACTCTCAGGTAAGGAAAGTTACCCCCTGAAAGACGATAGTGATACGTGTTAGTAGCATCGGTAGCAGTGATAGTGGCTAGTGCTGTCTGACTGTCATTGGTATTCAACGCCTTCCAGTTGGTTCCATCAATAGAACCCTGTAAAGTGATCGTACCTCCAACGGTTCCCGAAATCTTGGTAACAGAAATCCATACCAAAACCTCGTTTATCTGACTGTTTACAGGCATCAATCTTGTCGAGATAAATGCTGTCGCTGTGTTCACAACCGTGTCAGCTTGTGGGAATACACCCGCAGTTGACAAAGGATTGAAAAACGTATGCTGCGCGAATGCGCTAACACTCAGTATCAGCGCAAAAATCATAATTGAAATCTTTTTCATTTTACTTTTCGTTTTTAAAAATTAGATAGCCAAGTTCAATTCTGCGATAGCATCAGAGAAATCACCGGAAACAAATGCTCCAGCGTGGTTTGCTTTGATATAAGACACAAGGCGGATCTCTCCAAGAATTGTTATCAAGTTCTTAGTGAAGTCATCGGCATCGTGACCCATGTCGATAGTGAAACCATCACGAACACGAACATTCATCTTAGTGAAGTCTCCTACTGTAAACTTATCAACGGTTTGACCAGTGTTTTCAAGGATTCTAACCCCAGAGATAGTCATACCGTCTGCACTCTTGAAAGGAGGCATAGAGTAATGTCCATCGCTTCCTTTGTTCAAGTCCAATTTTGCTACATCAGTAGGATGCATCAAAACATAATTTGGAATGAACTTGTTTGTTACAACCTGAGCTACTGCGGTGCGTAACACGTCCCAATGATTAGCCTGTACGATTGTAGCGGCAAATGATCCAGCAGCAAAAGCGGTGTCCTGATTTAAGATACCGTTCAAACTTGGGGTGCTTCCATCACCAGCTAACAAATCAGCGTCAGCCTTTAAAAGAACTTCCTCGCGAAGTTCGGTATCAATCTCATTAGCAAGACCTGGCAAATCTGAAAGAGATTCTTTAGACGCCTTGATGTAGGCTGTAACCTTCTCTACTTTAGCAGATTTTTCAACCCAATCGAAATCAATTTGATTCTTAGCCGCACCTTCAGCAGTCTCGTTTGCTGCGCCTTCCTGACCTGATTTCTCAGCCCATTGTGCGTACATTGTAGAGATAGGCGATACATTGGCAATGTCAATAAGCCAAGGTCTACGCTTCTGGATGTTGGTTAGTCCAGGCTCAAAACTGGAAAGCTCCCAAGGAATTGAACTTGATCCCACTGCGTCAACATTACCAGTACCCATATTGGCAACGGCCTTGTTAAGGATGCTTACGTCCTTAATCTCAAGAGTCCGATGTTCGTTTTTACCGAACTTGCCTTCCAGAAGTTTGTTGGCCACAAGAGCCTCAACAACTTGCTGACCGAACGTCTTAGCTTGTGTGCGACTTTTTCCGCTTTCCTTAGCTTTGGCAACATCCTCAGACATTTCCTCAATCTGTTTGGCAACCTTACCAAGTGATTCGTTTACGGTCTTAATTGCTGCCTCAAACTTTTCAGCAGTCAAATCTTTGAGACTTGCCTTCAGTTCGTCCAGTTTTTTAATCGCTTCGTCAAAGGCTGACTTGTCGGCCTTGTCTCCGATGCTTTTCTTAAATGCTTCTACCTGAGAAGATACTTTTTTGATCTCGTCAAGCAATTCTTTTTCTTCCATTTTTTAATCGTTTAAAAGTTTAGTTAATTTTTTTAGTTCCTCTTTGATCTGAGTGGCTTTACCCGGCTCTAAGCGAGTGTCTGTTGACGGCTTGCTTTTTGTTTCCTGCACTGAAATGGTAGGGGTGACGAAGTTCGAACCTTTCACAACCGCGCTACCTTCAATATTTTTTGCCTCCGTGACTGCCCAGAAATATCCTACTTGGTCAACGTCTGCTTTGTTTGCTATAATTGGATAATACTTTTCCCAGATAGCGAACTCCTTCTCGTACCTGTCATCATTGATCGCCATGTCAATCTTTACATAGCGCATTCCGACTGAATGATTTTTAACTTGTCCGCGTCTGTACTTCTCAAACATGAAAGGGCTATCGGATTTGTCAATTACTGAATCGTAGATAAGGGCTTGGGTAGTGCCTTCATAACCTCCGAAACCAAGCTCCGCCCATGTCATTTGCTTCACAAAGGCTTTAACGTTGTCGGATACTATTCCTTCAAAAGAGAAATTGTGTTGATTAACTAAGTAGTTATCTCTGGTTTCCTTCAAAGACTTGTTCCAAAGTTGGTCGATATGAACGTCCTGATGGGAGTCAAACAATTTTGTAGTATTGATAATCGAACGGACTTTGATTCTGGTAGCCTCTGCCGGAATGCTTTCCGATTTAATAACATCACCCTTTTCGGAGACAAGAGGGGCCATAAAAGAAATAGCGTCAGCGTGTTTTATAGTGGCTTTCTTTTGCGCTATCAAGGCAGACTTGTTGGCGATTAACCAATCGTAAAGCTGCTCCTTGTCTTCGATCAATGGAATCGTTATCATTTGTTTACTGTTTGATTCTCCTTCACTATTTTATCTTTCTTGGCCTTGATAGCCGCAATTTCTTTGGCTGTTAGTTTCATCTTTTCTTTTTTGCCTCAACATTCTC